CATCGGACGATAGGCGCCGCGATAGCCTGGATCGCGATAGATGTAGGACTGCTGCTGACCGCCGGACATGTGGCGACCGATCAGGTAACCGGCCATTCCGCCGACCAGATAATCGTTGATGTCGCCGCCTGCGCCGACCCACTGGCGGCATTCGGACGGGTTGCTGGCCGTGGCGCACTTGTCTTCACCGCACGCGGACAGGGCAACGACGGCAGTGGCGGCGATCAGGGTCTTGAAGAGGTTCATGCTTGTTGCGCCTCCTTGCGCATGCGGGCCGCTCGGGCCTCGTTGGGGTGGACGATGCGACCGCTGACTGCGTGCCAAGTGAGGCGGCCACCCTCGATCCATTCGAGCGGCAGTTCCGAGAAGCCGCCGTTGATGAAGGGTTCGATGTGTTCGGGATGGTCAGCGAGGTAGGAGATCAGCGCCCCGGCGGTCTCCCGCCCGCCGATGCCAGCGGCCCACGCGAAGTCTTCGGAAACCTTGGCGACCAGTTCGATGAAACGGGCAGGATGCCAGTCCGCCAAGCGTTCAGCGGCGCTCATGCTCCGCCCTCGGCTTTGGTGACGGCGGCGCGGGCGGCATCGAGCGAGGCTTGCGCGCCGCTATCTAGCTTCTTGCCCCGCGCTTCCAGCATGATGGAGGCTCGCTCCAGCGGGGCGAGCAGGTCTTTTACGGCAGTCAGAAGTTCGGGTGCTGCGGCGAAGACGTGAGGACCGTGCGTCCCGAAAAAGCCACCAATCGACACATACTGCCGATCGAAATCGTCTATCTCATAAAAGTCGTTTTCGATTTGGAATTGCCTGGCATGGTCCGTGGCCAGAACCCTAAGGGGGGGAGCCTTGCGTGCCGGACCACGGGATGAGAGAAAAGGGTTCTTCCGGCCCATGGTCAGGCCTCCTGCGCGCGGGTGATGTCCGCGTACTGATCAATGGCATCCTGCTCCGGTATCGCGATCTCATCGGGGTTGCCTTTCCGAACATGCCAGCCACCATCGCGCGTTCCTGCGATGCTCAGGGCCTCTGCGCGGTCATATCGACCGGCGTTCGCAATGATCCGCGTATATCCGCACCGGTCGCGGCCCCACCAAGCGGAATGCTCGTTGGACCAGACAAGATACTTCGTTGCCTCGGTGGCCGAAAGTAGCACCGGGACGGAAGGCAGTGCAGCGATGGCGACGCGAATGGCTTCGATGGCGTTCGGCTTCGTGTCAGCCAGCACCCACATCTTGGTTTCCTGATCAGCCATGGCGGGCTTCCTTCCTGTTGCGGCGCGCGCGGATTTCGCGCTGGGTTTCAGCATCCGTGCGGGTGCTGCTGATGATGTGCTGGTGAGCGGGGGCGCCGATCTTGCCGTGGATGAAGAGCGTCTCGGCACAGAGGATCAGGCGTTCCTCGTTGGTCTGCCCGGTCCAGTCGGTTGCGAGTTCGAGGATGAGGGCGCTCACGCGGCGATCCTTGGCGCGGGGACGCGGTAGACGAGGTGATGATTCCTCGGCAGGCGGTGAGCGGCGACGGCCTCTTCCACGCTGGGGCAGCGCTGGCCCGTCCCGCCCTCATGTCCGCGCTGGAAGAACGACAGTTCGAGATGGCCCCGCGAGCGTGCCGAGATCTCGCAGCGGATGCGCGCCTGGTGGCAGAGCAGCACGAGCCGGGTGAGCTGGCAGGTGTCGGCGGTGGCCATGCGGCCATCGCGCCAAGGGATGAACATGCCGCTGTGCGGCGCTGCCGAGCCCCACGACACCTTGCCCCAGTTGATGGGAGCGTTGTGGATGCCGCCCGCGACCATGTCGCAGATCTCGATTACCTTGGTCTGAAACTCGGACAGGGTCTCAGGGCGGCGGCGATAGTCCTTGCGCTTGCTGTAATTGAAGTTGGTGGCGGCGTTCTTCTCTTCCACCCAGCGGGCGGCGTCTGACGGTTTCGCGTTCATGGGAGGGTGCTCCATGGGGTGAAAGATTGAGCCTGACCGGCTCAGAGCATCAGGAGTTGGGGGCCGTGTTCGCCCGCGATCCACGCGTCACGCTCGGCCGTGGCGTGTGCCAGTGCCTCGGCGGCCTCGTTCGCTTCCGTCTGCGCGCGGTCCAGGCGTTCCTTCGCGCGGCGGCAGCGAAGTTCCGCGATTGCCACCAGCGTTTCGAGCTGGGGGAGATCGGGAGCGGCAGTGGAGCATCGGGCCTGCCCGGACAGTCCGGCGATGACGGCGGCGCGGGGGTCCATGTCAGCGGCTCAAGGCGATGGCGGCTTGCGCAATGGCACAAGTGGCGAGACCGACAGCAGCCCCGGCAAGCCAGAAGCGCAGGACGATACTCTCGGCCAGACGGGCGAAGCAGCGCAGCCGGCGATCGCGTTCGGCAAGCTGGGTGGCCTCCCACTCCAGGCGAATCGCCTCGGCGTCTTCGGCCGGGACCGGCGCCGCGACGATGAAGGCGACGGCGGCGTTCACTGGCGGCGACCGAGCAGCTTGCGGTTCTCTGCCGTGGCGCTGCACGGGCCGCAATAGACCTCGATATCCCGGCGGGTCTCCTTGAGCGTCCAGTGCTTGGGAAGCGCGGAATTGCGGGCGTGCTGCACGGTTTCACAGCCGGTGCAGATGAAGGTGACCTGCGGCGCGGCGCGGCGGGCAGCAGTGGACTGGCGGTTCAGACGCATGGTGTTGCCTTTCAAGTGAGAGATCAGTTCCAGGTCGACAGAGCGTCGAGCTGGAGGCGGGCCGCGACGGCGGCGAGGACGAGGCTGACCAGCGTGAAGACGGTCAGAGCGATGCGCAGAGCGTCGGCATGTCGGCGGCGCTGCGCGGAAGGCGCGCACGCGCCACACGTGCACTCCTGAGAGTGCAGTTCAGATTTGCTCATCTTGTGGGGCCTTTCAGGCGGCTTCGGCGGTGGTCTGGCCGAGGTCGAACATGTCGGGTTGGGTGTCGTCCCGTGGGCGCATGGCCTCCAGCACGTCCTGCCGCGCGACGTTGCGCAGCGGCAGGTCTACCTTTGGATTGGGGATGTTGCTGGGAACGATGCCGTAGTCATAGGCGAGCGTTGCCCGGAAGGTGTGCCCGCAGAACAGGTGGACGCACTGGTAGTAGATTTCGCGGTGATGGCCGTTGATCTGCTTGCTGGTGCGTGCCCGTGCCCGCATGTTGCAATGCGGGCAGTACATCGGGGCGAAGCGGCTGATGGCGTCGTCCACCCCGGCGTCGGCCGGGATTTCTGCTGCCGAAATTTGTTTGTTGCCCCCCAGCATTTCAGGACTCCGCGAACTTGATTTTGAGATTGTGGAGCAGCTCGAACATGGCCTGCACGCCGTCCTCGACTTCCTCGATCGCCTTGGCGACGGCTTCAGGCTTGCCGCTGGCGATTGCCTTCATCGCTGCGCTGAGCGCTTCCCCGGTTTCCAGAGCGGCCACGCCGGACGACTCGATGACACAGGCCTGATCCGGGTTGATGGCATCGCCGTCGAAGCCCACGCGGGCAGCGAAGCACTCAAGGAACGGGGAAGCGTTACCGCCCGCTTCACGGTAGGCGACGTCCAGGCGGATCGCGTCCCGAAACTTCAGTTCCCGGCCGGTTGCCGGATCGCCCAGCTTGCGGGCCATGCTTTCGGACATGTCGATGATGTCGGCGCAGGTATCCCAACCAAGGAACGTCCCGACTTCAACCATCGCGCTGTGCTGGGTCAGAGGCTTCCGAGCTTTGGTCATGCCGCCACCATGTGTGCAGAATTGTCCAAAACCGCGCTGCGATTTCCGTAGTTTGCGGATGCGGCGCAGCCTACAACTTCATGGTCAGAAGCGGGGCAAGGGGCATGTGAAACAGGGAGCGAGCGCGCCACTACTTCAGGGATGCGACCCGAAGGGTAGATGACGAGTTCGGCAGAAATCGGAAGACCGAGGGCGATACCTCGTTCGAGCACGCGCGATTGCTTGTCGGATGGGATACGATCGACCCGCTTCCAAGAGGCGATGTTCGAAGGGTGCTCTTCGAGTTCCCGAGCCATCGGCCGTACGCCGCCGAACAGTGCGAAAAGAGAGGTGGGCTGATGCATGCCGCATCATGTGCGAAAAATTCGCTCATAAATCAAGCTAAAAATTGGCAGATACCTTGTGCGAAATTTTCGCAAAGTGCGCGCATGGAAAATGTGAGCACTCGCCTCCGCGCTTTACGTAAGTCTGCCGCCCCTCGGCTGACCGTCCGCGCTTTGGCCGCTGCCTTGGATATGCCCCTTGGCTCGTACACCTTCTACGAGACGGATAGGTACAAGAAGCCTACGCTGCCCTTGGACTTAACCCGTAAGATTGCTGCAGTGATGGCGCAGCACGGCATAGATCCGGCTGAAGTGATGAAACTGGCAGGTCTGTCCGACAATGAGGCCGAGCCAGAGAGGCGAGATATTGAGGCGCAAAAGCCGCTGCCGCAGTACTTCACTGCGCAGGTGCTTCTTCCTAGTGAAAACGCGCTCGCCGCGATGCTTGAACCGCTACTCGCGATGATCCCTGAAGAGGCAACCTTGGCTGAAGCCGCGCGCATGCTCGCTCGGCGGCTTCCAGGTGGCTTTGCAGCAATCGGACCTGCCGTGCTTGAGATAGAGAGGGACGAAGAGCCTGAGCACGACGAGCCTCTTCCAATTCACGCCACACCGCATCCCGAGCGGCCATGGCGCTCGCACAGCTGACGGTGCAGCGCAGGCATGCGAAGCCGCAGCCTGGCGTCAGCCGATACACGTCACTCTTCACCCCGAAATCTCGCCTATGTTCCCGTTCCGTTCTCGTTGTGAACCAGAACGCCACTTGTAGGAAAGCGCTAATCGCGAGGTGATAAATTTTTCTTTGTAAAAGCGCGGTTTGCCGTGGGTCTTCCTGTAACCGCCTGCCGGGCTTGAGGAAAAAATTACAGGCCATGGGGGATGCCCCCACGGCCCAAATTGGGTTCTGCGAATCAGTCGACGATCAGGACTTCGCGAGCAGAGACGCTTTCTCGCCGTCGAACTCTTCCTGACTCAACACGCCACGATCGCGAAGGGCAGCGAGCTTAGTCAACTCGTCCGCAACCGAGACCGCCGTTTGCTGTATCACCGCCGGTTCGCGTACAGCTGCGATACCAGCTTCAATGGCGTCGCGAAGTTCGCAAAAGTCGCCATGTTGCTTTGCGTTGAACATGACTGTGTTCTCGTCTTTGGTGGCGTTGAACACACCGCCTCGTGCTTCAACTCCGCCAAGAATCGAGAACTGGATAAACCCCGATGTCAGGCTTGCGCTCTTGAACTGTACCGCCGAGATACTTGAAAACGGGATGCGCTTCTCACCTTTCAGGCCATGATTGACGAAGCCGAGAACGCCTTTGCGTCTGATCGTGATCGCACCATCGCCGAGTTCGATCTGGCCTCCGATGCCCTTATACAGTTTCACTTTGACTGCCCCTTAACCCTATGTGGATTAGGAGTTTAGCAGAGCAAGGGCGACGGGCAAATGATCAGGCGGCGACCTCAAGCGTTAGCTTGGTGGGTCGAGAAATGGAGATGTGACAGACTACGTCACAAGTTCAGTCTGGACACGAGCGATCACAAAGAAATAGGCCTTGTTCGTATTTTTCGAACGGGGGCAAAATGATCGGTTTGACAGAGGTTTCGCGAGCAGTTGCAGGTATGGCCGTCGAGCCTCCTCGTCCTGACTGGGCCGTTTTCTCCGCCCCGGAGGTCGAGGAGACTATCGCAAGCGTCACTCGCGACGGAAGCTCAAGCTGGGCAGGCTTCATCCGATATGTCGATTCAGCAGGTAAAACCAGTGAACGACGAATCGTATCGCGGGCGGCGCGCTTCCATGTGACGCTGGACGTGTTGCGTCGGTCGATGGTGCCGGTTGGCATTGGCTTGCCGGTGGCCGTGGTGTCGGAGCCGATCGGCGCGAAGATGAGCATTGCAGCCTTGACCGTGGCAGTTGCGTCGAAGCGGCGGCCGATGTCCCGCAGGAATTGCATGTCGCTCTTGTTGCCCTGCTCGGCAGTGATGACCTTCGACGCCAGGTCAGCGTGACAGCGCGGCGTCAGCGAGTGGTGCGCCGCAATCTCCTGCACTACGGTGCCGAGCGGAGCGTTATGCCAGACCTTGTTCTTGCGCGTTCGGAAGTTGCCTTTCATCTGGTCGGGCGGCCCGCTCCATGAAACTTCGTCCACAATGAAGCTGCCTTTGTCGACCATTCCCACTTTCACGCCGGTGCCACGCTCCCATCCGAGCTGGACACGAAGCTTCGCACCCTCTGGCGGGATAGCAACGTTTCCTGCGCCATCGTTGATCACGATGGTGAGTTCGTCCGCTTCTTCGCCGCGCTTTTCCGTCAGGCGCATGGAGATCAGCAAAGGGGCAAGCGTATCGGTCAGGTCGCGCCCATCGAGCGTTACCTTCCATGCGGCCTTGGGTTGGACGTATCCGCTCATGCGGTGACTCTCTTCAGGTCGATGGCGAAGGCGTTCTGGCGTGGGCGACCATCGTCCGTCAGGTGCTTTTTGCTTTCGTCCAGGCGCAGGATCACGAAGTCCCCGAAGATCTGGCCATATCCATCGGCAAGAGGGTAAGCCTCTCCGGTGGCGGCCATTTCCGCGATGGTTTCCATGGCTGAATAGTCGCCTGCGATTTCCGGCACGAGTTTGCCCATCAGGCTGATGCGATCCTCGCCAGGGCCACCGTACTGGCTGGCCGGATCGGCACCGAAACGGTTGGTGCTGTCATGCCGCCACTCTCGGGTGCGGGTCATTTCCTCGAAAAGAGCGGAGGTCGTATCGAAGACGAACATGCCAAGGGCCGCAAGCATCAGAAATCGTCCTCAAAGCTGGAGCCGCCGCCGCCGCGCGGCTTCTTCCGATCGATGATATCGGCCACCCGCCGCGCTAGCGCCTCGCCGTCCTCGCCCGGTTTTTGATGGACGTGGATGGTTACATTACCGCGAGAGCCATCGTCGGCGGCCCGGGCCTGGGCTGAAGCCGCACGGCCGATGGGTGTGCTGCCAGAGCCCATGAACGACGGAGGCCGCATTTGCACTGCTCCCGCATCGGCTACTGCACTTGCCATTCTAGCCGCCGCGCCGACCGGTTGCCCCTGGGTGTTCTCAATGCCAATTCCGAGGCCCGCATTGATATGGCCGCCCATCGCCATGAAGAGGCGCGATGGAGAGTGGATTCCGAGCAAGCTGGCGAACTTGCCGCCGACGCTCGCCGCAAGATTGACGATGGCAGAAATAACCGGCCCGGCCATGGACACGATGCCGTTGATCAAGCCCTGCACGATATTGGTGCCAAACCCGAAGAACTTGCCCGCGAGACCAGCCAGATAGGTGCCGATCTGAATAAACGGGTTGATGAAGGGCGCGACAATTCCAGCCACGTTGCCGACGAATGCCATGGTAGCTGCGCTGATGCTGTCCCAATTTCGATAGATCACGGATGCGACGTAGGCCACGGCGGCGATCAGCGGCATGAAGATGACAACGCCGCCCAGCATCACGTTCCGGATCGTGGTCCAGTTCCGCGTCACCGCGCCGCTGATCGCATTCCAGATGCCGGAAAAGAACCCTGAGACGGCCTGCCAATTCGAGTAGATCAGATACGCAGCGCCTGCGATTGCAGCGACTACGGCAAGCACGGGTAGGGAGACGGCACCAAACACCGCGCCGATCGCGCCGATTACCGCACCTATTGCGGGAACGATGGCAGACACGGCCGAAACGATCATGCCGAGGCCGATGAGCACCGGCCCCGCAACGCCTGCGATCAGCCCCATCGCGACAGACATTCTCTGGACTTCAGGTGAAAGTGTGCCGAACCACTGCGCGGCTTCAGTGCCCTTGTCGGTGATCCACGTCATTACGTCGATCAGCCCGGACTTAGCCAAAGCGATTTGCAAATTGGTAGTCGAAGTCTCCAACGCCATTTGCGCCATGGTGTATTGCTGGAGAGCCTCGGCATCCGCGGGGGTAACTATCGCGGCAGCATCGCCCAGCTCGCGCATCTTCGCGCCGTTGTCGGCGAGCAACGGAATGAGCGCGCTGCCTTCGTCGGCAATGGCCTCCATGTAGAAGACCATTTCCTTCTGGCTGACCTTGGCCTTGACCAGCGAGTTGAAATAGAGCTGCAGAGCTTCGGAGCCGGAAAGGTTCTTGAACGACTTCGCGGTGACGCCGACCTTCTTGCCGACATTGTCGAAAAAGTCCTTCATCTCGCCGCCGCCGTTGGCGGTGAAGTCACCGATCTTGTCCTGCGTATCTTTCAGGATATCGCCGTACTTGTCGAACTCGATACCCACGGAACGCGCTGCCTGGGCGTTGCGCTGGAACTGGATCATGTCCATGCCGCCAACGTTCGCCGCATTGGCCTTTGCACGGGTCTCCGCCGCAAGGTTCCCTACGCCGTTCATTATGGCCATACCCGGCGCGGTAACGCCCGCCGACATGGCGGCACCGGCGATGCTGGCGCGGCCCGCCAGCTTGCCCATCCGTTCCTGCACAGCCGAGACGCGGGCCATGGGCTTGCGAAGGGTGATTTCAGTGATGCTGTCGTTGCCGCGCACAATGGGTTCGGAAAGCGTGACGGTGACGATCTTCGACTTGGCGGCGTCGGGCGTGAGGGTATCGGCCATGGCGGGCTATCCTTAAGTGAGACGGGCGGTGGAAACCCCTCCCGGCGTGCCCGCCAGAAACCGCCGGGAGGGGGTGGGACCATCCGAAGGCCGGACAGCCCCGAAAGGTCAGACGCCGATGGCGTTGCGGATCTCGGCGTAGCGATCGACGCCGAACACGATGAAGATGCCGGCAATGAAGTCGATCTCGAGCCAGACCTCGCCATCCACGATCAGCTTGTAATAGGTGCAGATGCGCTTGAAGGTGTGCTCGGTGTCGTCACCGGGCTTGGCGTTGCCCATGTCGATTTCCGAGGTGGGACCGCGCGAGACGATCTCCAGGCGCTGGACGGTGCCGGTGTCATCGTCCTGAAAGGCGGCGACGTAGCGGTCGAGCGTCTGGCTGTTGCCGGTCGCGCCGAACGAGATGAAGGCTTGGCGGAAGAGGCCGCCCAGCTTGATCTCCATTTCGAGCTTTTCGAGGCCCTGCGTCCAAGGGACTTCGCCCAGCATGCCGCCGCCACGCCAGTCGCCCAGCTTCGCCACCAGTTTCGGAACTGTGACCTCGGCGATGATCCCGCGATAGCTGTAGCCGTCGCCGTAGTAGTTCAGGTCTTTGAGTTTGGAAGGGAAGCCCATCTTTCGTTACTCCTGCAGGGACGCGATCAGGCGGCCAGATCGGCGGCGAGGTCGCCGTAGTAGGTGTCGGTGATGCGCTGGTTCAGTGTGAGGCCTTCCAGCGGCGCAGCGGGGGTGAAGTCGTAGTCCACCGTCAGCTTTCCGGCGGCGAGGTCGGCCTGCTCGTTCAGCGCCGGGTCGAACCAAGCCTTGCCGCCGATGATCCGGCCCTGCGAGGTCAGGCTGCGGAAGCGGACGTTGATGGTCTCGAGCACATCCTTCACGAGGAAGTTCGTCAGCGGCTTGTCGACCGCCCAGAGCAGGCCCGCGGCGATCTCGTCCTGCAGCACCTGCGAGGTGCGCACGGCGGTTTCGAAGGAGAAAAGCGGATCGCTCGACGTGGTACGGTTACCCCAGTAGACGAAGCCGCCTGCGGGCGAGCGCACGAGAGTGGTAACGTTCGCATCGTTCAGCGCCTGGACTTCCGTGGTGTCGTCCTGAATGTCGAAGAACAAATCTTTCGAGATTCCCGTGACGCCTCCGACACTGACGTTCGAGATCGACTTGTGCCAGCCCTGCGACTGGTCGATCGCGGCGCGCAGACCCATAGCACGCGCGACGGCATCGCCCGCGAAGTCGCCGGTCCAGTTCGGCCAGATCAACATCAGTTCGCGGTCGCCGAAGGTGCCCGCATAGGTCACCACGTCTGCGATATCGTCACCGATACCGGCGGCGTAGGTCATGGCGCGCAGTCGTTTTGCGGCAACGACGAGCTTGGCCGTCACTGCGGCGGTGTCCAGGGCGGGTGCGCCGATGATGCGCGGGCGGGAGCCGGTCGCGCTCTCGGCCGCGAGCAGCTGATCGATGCCCGCGATCGTCAACGCATCCT